TTAAGCTGTATTTTCATTTGGTGCTACCAACTCAATAACCGTAGGGCGAAGTGAGCCGTCAGAGTTTGTTACATCGACTTTATCCTTAAACATACCAAGATGTTTACCTAATAGCTCAAGCGCTTTATTTGCTGCGTGAGGCTCAAAACAAACTTTCTCTACGTCCATAGGCACAATAGAGCCATCAACCTTACTCAACTCCGTTTCTGTGATTTTCTGCTTGCCTGTACTCATTGAGATGATTTCAAGTAATCCCTTTAAAACATCATCTTGAGTAACATTTACACGCTCAGCTCGTTTGTTTTGTGCTTCTTGAATTGCTTCTTGGATGACAAGTTTTGACAAGTTTTCTGCTCCTATTTGCCGAGCAGTGTCCGCACTATAACCAGCTCTAATCGCCGCTTGTGTTGCGTTAAGGTCAATCAAATATTCTTCAACAAACCTTTGCTGTTTATCCGTTAATTTAGATTTACCCACGCCTTTAGACGTGGATTTACCCTCGTCTTTCTTGGTCATAAGATAAATCCTTAAAATTTGTTATATATAAATCACATCACTTGCGTATTTTCTCGGGAATTTATCCAACAACCCCAAAACCATACGCAAATTATGTAGCATTTAATTTACATAAAATAAAAGAGCGATCATCTAACCGCTCTTTATCGTGGCACAAACGTTAATCCGCTATTTAAACCCTTGCTTAGTTCGTGCTTGCCATTCTCTAATACGTTCAACCTGACCCGCACATAAGTCACGTTCTCCCATCACCTTAACGAGATACTCAATAGCATCACCATAGGTTGTGCCACCAAACTCTGACCGCTCGCACTGCATTAAAAAGGCTTGCGGTGGATATAAATACTCAATCTTTGTCCTTGCTGTGCAACCGCTTAAGCTCATCGACAACAGGACGAGGCAAAGCAGTAACGCCGCACGGCTCTTTCTGTAAAATAGCTTTAATCTGTTCATTACTCTGCTCCACCTGCTTTCGCAGTTTATTTGCAACACTTTGCTGATATTCCACCGCTTGTCGCTCTTGTTGCAGTTGCATTGTCAGCTTACTGTTTGCTTCTTGCTGTTGCTCAATAGTTTGGGCTTGTGTTTGGTTCTCGGCTGTCAAGCTATCTATCCTCCGTGACTGACCCCATAGCCACGCACACAAGCCCAAAATCAATGCCATTAAGATTTTATTAACCCAGCTAAACATAACGCCTTCTCTTTCTCACGACGGATTTCTAACCCTCGTAACTTCTTGCCTCCTGAATAAACCCATTTAGGCAACTCATTACAGGCACCAACATAATCGCCTGATTTGATTTTACGAAAGAACGTCGATTTACTCACGGTGCCACACCCAGCATTAAACGTCAGCGAAGTAGCAACATCAAACACCGATTGCGGAATATCACCACCATTTGCGTAACGCTTCACACATTTTTCTGCGTGCTGAATATCAACCAACCAACGCTGTGCAATCTCTTTGTCTGTGTAAACTTTTCTTTCAATCTTACCGCTTGACGCTTCCGTTGAACCAATGCCAACAGTAAGCACATTTGCAGGACACAAATAAGGCTCACGTTTACAACCTTCCGCATCACCGATAATCTCAAGCCCTTGCTTACTTGTACGAAATTGACCGTGAAAATCTGTATTCAACACCGCAATAATGGCACTGACAAAACAAACCCCACCGCCAAATTTACCCAGTTTTCTTAGCTTGCTCATTGCTTAACCTCTCTGCCCTTACCCGATAAATCTGCATTCTGATTTGATGAGCTTCTTCGGCTCGCTCACGTTCACGACGCTTCGCCTTACCTTCGTCACAGCGTTGATACAAGTTCGCACACGCCGTCACAATACCAATCGCAAGACTTAAAATCATTAAATTCTGTTGCTCACTCAGCCACGCAATAATCCCACTAAATCCAGACCAAATATACGTCTGTGTTCCCATATCTCTCATAACATTTTTCATACCTTAGCCCTCGTTTCAGGCAATAAAAAAGCCCACCGAAGTGAGCCTATAAAATAAAACTAATCCCAAAACAAGCAGCACCAATCGCAAAACCAAGAGCAGCAATTGTTGCAGCATTTGCTAAACGTTTACCCACAATACCAGCATCTTTTTCACTCATTTTCCCACCTACCTTTACTTGATGTTTTGGGTTATACTTAATCATCTTCGTTAATCATTCCGTTTCAATGGTTAATGAAAAATCCCCAAACAATTTCGCCGTTGTTTGGGGATTATTTTTTGCAATAAAAAAGCCCCAAGCATTTCTGCTCAGGGCTGTAAAATCATTTCGCTTTCTCTCGCTTATACGAGTTGCAAGCATAGCTGAAATGTACTACTTTTCTCGCACGACGTCAATCACTTTTTGAGCGATTAAACGCATTATTTTTTTGCAACACAAAAGCCACTTGCAACGCTAGGTCGCAAGCGGTCGGTTTTGGTTAAATTTTTGCTTAAAATCTTGCTAATCGTTGTTGATTAAGTTGTGGTAATGCTTGCTCAATAAAAGGATCAAGCCATACGTTAAATTCGTGTGCGATGTCGTAGGCTTTTCCTGCAATATCGTTTTTAACATAGCGAGGAATGCCCAAATCTTCGTACAGTTTACGATGGAAAACCTCTACTTCTTTTGCAAAAGCTCTTGCTCTTACAAGATATTTGGCGATCCTTACTGCCTCATCATTTGGTGTAGCAACATTCTGTTTTGGCTCATCAATAATCAATTCACCTTCAAGATAAATTTTGTGAACATACTCCACCGCCATTCCGACTTGTTCAGGGGTTAGCTCGTCAATATGCTCAACATTAAAACGCTGATGAATAAGTGAGTAGGCATCAGAATAGATTAAACCTTTTTTACTGACTAAAGCACTGACTGCTTGTCGTAAGCCTGTGCGTTCGTCTGTGGTTGTTTTGCGTTCGGCTTTGCCAAAGTGCCAGTAATTGTAGAGAGCTTCAAAACATTCTTCTTGATACTGAATTACACGATCTTTCAAATCGGGACGAACTTTTTCAGGGTTGATGCTAAATAACCAGCCATTGAGTTTTTTAAGTGGCATACAGAGCATTTCGTAAGTTTTGCCGTCAGATCCAGTTGTTTTCATATGAGTACAACTGAATTTTTCTTTATTTCTTTGAAGTTTGGCTGATTGTGTACCTTGACTTAATCCCAAAGCATTAATGATTGGCAAAACGGCTGTATAAACCACATCATCAATTTTTAAAGTAATGAGATCCGTCCCGTAAAAAGAGATAGTTTGAGTTGAAATTTGATTTGTCATTTTGACTCCTACTAATTTTTTGAGTAATGAGCAGTTAATTTCATATGAAATTGACTGGTGGTCGAGTGGCTCAAAAGCCTAGTAGTAAGCTGGACGTATTCCCCGAAGGTGTTGTATTAGTCGCCCACTCGACCATTGATATAGAGTATCTATCTCTTTTTTTGCCTGCAATTAATTTGATAATGGCGGTCAAATCCACTGAATTTCAGGTACAAAAAAATCACACTAACGGGGTGAGTTGAGATAACCGAATAGATTTACAATGCTTTTTGAGAGCAAAAAAATAATAATAAAAAAGCCTATTGATTGTCAATAGGCTTTCTTGTAGTTATTCACTTTTAATTTTGGGTGTTCGTCTATGGATTACAACTACTTTACTTTTTTCAGGATTTTTCTGCTCAAGTAATTCAACTTTCTTATATTCAATCTTCGTTTCTCTTGCGAGTGCAACAGCAAAACGATATTCAGCATTGGCTTTGGAATTATGTTCGTTAATTTGATTTAATCTTTCTCTCGCTAGTTGCTTTTCTTCCGCAGTAATTAATCTCACTTTTGAACCATTAACATCTCTGATCCATTTTCTACGAACAAAACGTTTTAAATAGCTAGGTGAATTTAAATAATATCGCATAGCACCTTGAACCACTTTCGATAATTCATCATCACCAAGTACAGCAAGCATATCATCGATAATTGTAGGCACTAATGGTTTAGTATCGAAAAAAACATTTGGAAACCGCTCTTTTAACTTAGCTAAATTTGCTTTGATATTATCTCTTCGACCCATATCTTATCCCATAAAAAACAGCTTCCATTGGGAAGCTTTTTGGTTAAGGTTTCGACACCTATGGGATAAATACTACTCTGAAGTTTTGGGGATGTCAAATAAAATAATGTAGTATTTTCTACAAAAAAAACACTTGCATTTAAATGTAAGTAATATTACAATAATCACATCTAAGGCAAGGTGCTTTAGATACAAGAAAACCCTGACTTGTTCAGTTCAGGGTCTTCAAAATGGAGTTTAGGATATGTTGTTCAAAATCGTAATCCTAATTATCCTCTTAATGGTGGCAATGCCAGCGTTCTAGGATAATCCATCGGGGGAGTGCCTTCCCCCGATGACTCCAATCTTAAGATAACTTAACCAAAAATGCAAGGGGTAATTTATGGCAATGACAAGAGCAGAAATCAACGCTAAAAGCGATAAAAAACGTGGTGTAAGAGTGCAATCCTATAAGCTCCACGAAGAAGTGATCACTTTACTAGCCGAACTCTCTGAACAAACAGGATTGTCTAAAACGCAAATAATTACTCAAGGCATTAAGCTGTTTGCAGAACAAAATAAGGCGTAGCAATACGCCTAAAACTTCAGTCTAATCAACCCCGAACCAAATACCGCCCCTTCCATAAAATCTCGTGCGGTGCGTAAACGGTTGTCATAGGTTCTCGGTGAAATCTGCATTTCAAGACAAATATTCTTCTTATCCTGTCCTTGTAAAAACACCGCCATTAGCACCTGATAGGCTTCTAAATTCAAATCGTGTAACGTCATCACGGCTTCATCTAGCTTAAGATACTGTTCCTCTGACAGTTCATCAATACTATACTTGGTAATTTGAGCAGTCGCCTCACGCATAAAAGACTGTAACGAGGGATAACCACGATACCCACGATGAGAAGCCCAACGACGAACCCAAACATTCAAAATATCGTCAATGCTGATATGTAGTCTAATCATTTCAACTCCTTAATCTTCACCACAACTCGACCATCTTTCACAATTTCAGGAATAAATTCAGGCTCACCTTTATCATTTACCCTGACTTCGCCTACTGCTTCAATACTCTCTTTTACAACATATTTCCAACTATCATCTTTCAGTATTTTGGCGTGAGTAAGGCTATCCATAATCACCTTCCAAAGGTTATCTAAATCCCGATCTCGACGATCTGGCAAATACACCCTAACATCAACAGCGACAAGTCCATCAAAAGGCAATTCGGCAAAACAAGCCAATAGAGCCAATTCCCTAAAACGTTTACCTTTATCGCTAATATAATGCTTACCTTGTCGGGTATGCCTCCAATAATGGTTTACGCTTGGTGGAAATGGCAAAGCAATCTCTAATTCTCTGCTCATAACTTTCCCTCTCTGCGTAAAATTGCCTGTGTTCTGAATACACCCTCAGCGTGAGCTAAACGCACAAACTCTGTTTCCAATTTCCGAGTTCTACGGTCGCATTCATCGTGGCAAGCAGAACACGCCCACGCCCCGAAAATATCATCAGGCTTTTGCCCAACACCATTTAACCCAGCCATTCGATAATGAGCCAGCACACTTGTTTCAGCATTGAAATTACAAACACCTGGTAAGCGTACTTGGCACTCTCTGCCTTTGGCTTCTTTTCTTAAATTGATTTTCACCATAAAAAAATACCTACAATAACCACAAAATGCTTGATTATTTTTATTTTAGGGTTATAATAACTACAACTATTAACCAATAGAGGAGAAAACGTGGATAGTGAAACGATGATAAAACTTCTCAAAAAGAACGGTTGGGAGCTAGATAGCATAGTCGGTAGCCACCACCACTTTGAGAAGAAAAATCAAAAGGGAGCAGGCAAAGTGACTGTTCCCCACCCGAGAAAAGACTTAGGCTTTCTCGAAAAGAAAATCAGAAAACAAGCGGGGCTGTAAAGCCCCCATTATCCACGTTTAACCAATAAGGAGCTTTTATGTTATACCCACTCATTTTTGAACAAGTTTCCGACGGCTATGTCGTTGCTGTCCCAGATATTGACGGCTGTTATTCTGCTGGAGATACCCTAGAAGAAACTTATAGCAACGTAAAACAAGCTATAGCACTTCATCTCGAATCTGTCGTCAAAGATGGGGGAGAAATTCCAACGCCTACCGCTATCGAAAACCACAAAAACGACCCTGATTTAGACGGTCATAACGTATTTTTCGGTGTGGTTGATGTCGATTTATCCCACCTAATGGGCAAAGCAGAGAAAATCAACATCACCCTCCCTAGCTATCTCATCAAACGCATTGATGATTTTGTTGCGGTTCACAAAG